AATGTGTATGGTTCTCTTTGCATGGTTAGTCATGCAAGAGTATTTCAAGGAGATGACCGACCAGGACATCAGAAGGAGGATCTATGAAGAGCAACGTAATCAAATTGAGCAAGATATGGCTCCTTTTGGTTTTATCGACGATGGTATGGGCGATGACACCTTCATTGATGCAGATGGAAATCTCTGGGAGTACGGAGATAAACAAGAAGAAGTAAGTTATATGTGGAATTACTGATGGACATTGGAGATCAATTTAGTCTTGAACATCTTCTATTCAGAGAAAGGGTTTGTAGATCCTGTGGAGAGAAGAAAGATCTGATCTCTGAGTTTTATCTGACAAGGAAAAGTAAGAAAGGTCATCCGTCAGCATATGCTTACGAGTGTAAGGAGTGTACGGTCAAGAGAGTAATAGATAGTAGGAAGAAGCGTGATCCATTTTCGGATTGGGGATATCCAGACTGGTAGTTCATGCATTGTTCACCACCTTTGAAACATCCAAAAATCTAAATAGATTTAGATAATTTTTGGAGTATCCAAGGAGCATAACATGGCAAGTCAAGTCTCGCCTGGTGTTATTATTAGAGAACGTGATCTATCAAATGCTGTAGTTGTAGGTGCATCATCTATCACTGCTGCATTTGCTGCCAGTTTCAGAACTGGACCAGTAGGCAAAATTACACAAATCAATTCAGAAAGAGAACTCATCGATACATTCGGTTCTCCAGCAGAAGAAAACGCAGCTGATTGGCTCGTTGCTGCTGAGTATCTAAACTACGGCGGAAGACTCGCAGTTGTTCGTGCTGCGACAGGCGTGGATAATGCTACCGCATCGGGTACTGGTGTTCTAATCAAGAGCAAAGAAGACTTTGATGCTGGCGTTGGTTCAAGCGAAAAGTTTGCTGCTCGTTACGCTGGTGCTGCTGGCAACAACTACCTAGTCGTTGTAGTTGATCGTGGTGCAGATCAAATTCTAACTCTCGATGCAGCGCATGATACTGCTCCCGCAGTAGGAGATGCAATCACTGTTGGTGGTAAAGCAGGTAAAGTTTATTCTATCTCAACCGATGGTCTAACACTTGCTGTTGTTTTGGACACCCCAACAACTCTAGTTGCTGCTGGTGATACCATTTCAGGTGCTGGTGCTGGTGGTGCTGATCTAACTGTTACGGCAATTAAAGGTTGGTACAACAATACCGACATTGCATCAACAGGTCTCAAACTTTCAGCAGTTGCTCCTCGTCCTGGCACTTCTGCATGGGCATCAGAGCGTCATCTCAAGTATGATGAAGTTCACGTCGCAGTTATCGATGAAAGCACAAATACAATCATCGAAAGACTAACTTATCTTTCTAAAGTTAAAGATGCAAGAACTGCAGAAGGTGCTTCTAACTACTACCTAGATTCGATCAATGAGTTCTCTTCTAGACTTTATGCTGGAGTAGCACTAAGTGGTGCTGATGTTGCTGCATATGGATCAGGTGCATGGGGCGGAACTGCTGCTTCTTACAGCGCAACCGCAGCTGCTCCTGTAACTCTAGGTCTTTCAACTGTTAGAGAGTATCCTCTATCTGATGGATCTGACGATTACAACTATACAGTTGGAGAAATCGATGCTGCATATGATCTCTTCCTTGATACAGAAGAAACAGAAATCGACTTTGTTCTAGGTGGTGGTTCCATCACTTGGGCAACTGGAGAAGGTTCTTATGCTGACGCAGAAGCAGCAACTCTTGGTAAGTATGCTGCTGCTGTTGCACTTGCAACTTCAAGAACTGACTGTGTTGCTTTTGTTTCTCCTTATGTTGGAAACCAAGTTGCTACTTCTGGAAATGTAGCACTAACATCCGCTGCACAAAGAGATAACACCATCGCATTCTTTGATGGTCTTCCTTCAACTTCATACGCTGTATTTGATAGCGGTATCAAGTACACCTATGACCGTTTTAACGACAAGTATCGTTACATCGCATGTAATGGTGATGTTGCTGGTCTCTGTGTTAGAACTTCACTAGCACTTAACGACTGGTATTCACCTGCTGGTGTAAACAAGGGTGCTCTACGCAATGTAGTCAAACTTGCTTACAACCCTGGTAAAGCAGATAGAGATGATCTCTACACCTCAAGAATTAACCCAATCGTTTCTCTTGCTGGTTCTGGTCCTGTTCTCTTTGGAGATAAAACTGCTCTCGCTTCACCTTCCGCATTTGACAGAATCAATGTTCGTCGTCTCTTCCTCAACATTGAGAAGAGAGCAAGACAACTCTCAAGAAGCGTTCTCTTTGAGCAGAATGATTCCCTTACTCGCGGTGCATTCGCTTCAGCAATGAACGGATTCTTAGCACAAATTAAAGCTGATAGAGGTTTAACTGATTACTTCGTTGTTTGTGACGATACCAACAACACTGCTGCTGTTATCGATGCCAACGAATTTGTTGCTGAAATCTATCTACAACCAACACGCTCTATCAACTATGTAACGGTAACCCTAACCGCTACAAGAACTGGAGTTTCCTTCAGTGAAATCATCGGTAGATAATCAATAATACACAGCAAAAATCGTAACGAGGTAAACAACAATGCCACTCTCATCAGGTATCGACAATTTCTTAGGGAGTATTAAACAGGGCGTAAAGCCCAATATGTTTGAAGTGGAAATTCAATTCCCTAACAACTACAACATCAACAATGGTGATATGCAACTTACAAATCTTCTTTGTAAGTCAACGAACCTTCCTGGTTCAAACATCGGTGTTATCGAAGTTCCCTTCAGAGGTAGAACTGTGAAGATTGCGGGAGACCGCACCTTCGATAACTGGAGTGCAACATTCTTCAACGACAAGGATTTCAAAATCCGTGGTTTCTTTGAAGAGTGGTCACAACTCATTAACACTCACGAGGAGAACACTGCTCCTAGATTTGTTCCTGAGTTTAGCGACACTGGTTACATGGCAACCCTAAAGGTCCATCAACTAGAGAAGAACGCTACAGAACCAGGCGGTACAATCATCAGAACTTACGAGTTCAAGCACGCATTCCCAACTTCAGTTTCTTCAATTGATCTTGCTTATGACAGCAATGATCAGATCGAAGAGTTCACGGTTGAATTCCAAATGTCTTACTGGACAACTTCAAATCCAACCGCTGGTAATGCTGCTTCTGCTGGTGGCGGAACAGGAGCATAATCTAATCTAATAAATAGTTGGAGCGTCCAACTATTGAATAGATAATCATGAGTCAGTTATTTGGCTTCCAGATTAACAGAAAGGAGGGACAGAAGGGGCAATCCCCTGTCCCTCCTTCTGCTGATGAACCCATTGCCGTTGCGGCAGGTGGGTATTATGGAACATATGTAGATACGGATAATCAAGCTCGCAATGAGTTTGAGATGATTCGTAGGTATCGTGACATGGCAATTCACCCTGAGGTGGATAGTGCAGTGGACGAAGTTGTTAACGAATTTATTGTTAGCGACGCGCACGACACTCCTGTGGAAATCAACCTAGACAATCTAGATGTTGGTTCTGGAGTAAGAAATAAAATTCGCAATGAGTTTGAGTATATCAAACGTCTGTTGAATTTTGACAATCGCGCACACGAGATTGTTAGAACTTGGTATATTGACGGTAGACTATTCTACCATAAGGTTATCGATCTAGATAATCCGAAGAAAGGAATTACGGAACTTCGTTATATTGATCCGATGAAGATCAAGAAGGTCCGTCAAAAAATTGACAACACCCCGAAAGACGCTCTAGCGAAAGCAGCAATCAAAGGCACTGCGCTTGAGTATGAATACGGAACTTTTGTTGATTACTACCTATACAATCCAAAAGGATTTTACAAGGGTGGTGTCCTAGGTCCAGTTGGTGATATGTCTCTTTCACAAGGTGTGAAGATGGCAGTTGATAGTATCACCTTCTGTCCTTCAGGTCTACAAGATTTGAACAAAAGAATGACTCTTGGTTTCCTTCATAAGGCAATCAAGTCTCTTAATCAACTCAGAATGATCGAAGATAGTCTTGTTATCTACAGACTATCACGCGCACCCGAGCGTAGAATTTTCTACATTGACGTTGGTAATCTTCCCAAAGTAAAAGCGGAACAATACCTACGCGATGTGATGTCTCGCTATCGCAACAAGCTAGTCTATGATGCACAGACTGGTGAGATGCGTGACGACAAAAAGCATATGAGTATGCTGGAAGA